TCTCATAAAAGATGAAGACAATAAATATAAAAAAATTACTTACAACGAAATAATCATGAATGATTTTGTAGTAAAAAAACAAAAAGAAATTGACCGAAAAATATATTTCAAATATAAAAAGTCAAAAGGTTATACGTGGCAAAAAAAATCTAAGAAATGGATAGCGACGATAACAATCGATGGAAAACAAAAACACCTAGGTTATTTCAAAAATGAAAAAGATGCTATAGAAGCACGCAGACAAGCTGTAGAAAAATATTTTAATCCAAAAGGAGAATTTTAATTATGACTAACTTTACTTTAAACATGCAAGATACTTTCGACGGAGGTATTCAAGACGGTACTTATGAAACAGTAATTACTAAATTTGAAGAAAACGCAACTAAATCAGGAACAGAATATGTGGATGTGCAATTAACAATTCGTAACGATATTGATCAAAAAAATAAAAACAGTAAAATCTTCCACAAGATTTGGAAAGCTAAAGCTACTGGAAAGTACGACATGCGATTCTTTAACACAATTGGAGCAGCTGCACAATTACAACAAGGTAAAGCTTATAAATCAATCGAAGAATTATTTGCAGATTTCTTAGGTAAATCAGTGAGAGTGTCAGTGAAAAACGAAACATCAGAATATAACGGCAAAACGTATGAGAATTTAAATGTTAAACGTTGGGAGAATACACAGTTCCCTGAATTAAATCACAAATTTAAAACTGAAGACGGTTCTAATCCATTTGCAGGAGGAGGAGCCAATATCGAGGATGACGACTTACCGTTTTAATTCATAAGGTAAATAAACAAGGAGGGTTATTATGTACGACAACATACCCTATGAATTACAAGAATTAGATCATTGGTGTTGTTTCAAGATTGAACAGGGTACAAATGGACGCAAAACAAAGCGTCCATATAACCCTCTTACTAATGAATTTGCAAAGTCAAACGATGAATCAACATGGGTGTCATTCGAAGATGCTGCAAGCTTATCAGTCAATTATGACGGTATAGGATTTTTCTTTAAAGAACCTTATGTAGGTGTTGATTTAGATGATGTAAGTCAAGAGATTACTGAATATTTAGAAAACGATGATTCAGATAATATAATTTCAGAATTTATAGATGTACTTGAAACATATGCAGAAATCAGCCCGTCAGGTAACGGAATTCACTTGATTCTTAAAGGAGAATTGCCACCTAAGGGGCGTAGACGTGGAAACGTCGAGATTTACGACAAAGGTCGTTTCTTTACGATGACTGGGAAAAATATCGGTGGTTATCAAGGTGTTACAGAAGATGAGATGAATAAACTATCGTATCTGCATAGTAAGTATATTTTAAAGCCTGATACAGAAAAGAAAGTCATTAATACAAGTAAAGGTTTCGGTAACGATTTATCAGCAGAACAAATTATTGATATTGCTAAAAAATCAAAAAACGGATTACGCTTCACGACATTATTTGAGGGAGATTGGTCTCAATTTTACAATTCGCAATCTGAGGCTGACCTTGCTTTATGTAATGATTTAGCATTTTGGACTGCACGTGATCCACATAAGATGGATGAAATATTTAGAAAATCGGTATTGTATCGGGATAAATGGGATGAAACAAGAGGCGACGACACATATGGTAATCAGACTATCAGTAAAGCGATTGATGGTTGTCAAAACGAATTTATTCCTGAAGTGTCACCAGATAATGATTTCCAAATATATGTTATGGATCAAGACGTTAAACCTGCTAAAAAGAATAAACGCTATTCGTATGATGATACTGGTAATGCAGAACGACTAAAAGATAAATTTGGAGATTTTATTCGCTACAACTATACCGCTAAAAAATGGATGTACTACGACGGTAAACGTTGGAAAGTAGACGATTCAGGAAAGATGAAGACACTTGTAGATAAAGTAGTAGCAAGCCTTAAAGATGAAAAAATATCAGCTGAACATTATGAGGGTTACAAAGATGAAGAAATTAAAAAATTTAGAACGAGACACTGGAAAGATTCACGTAACCACAATAAAAAAGAAAACATGATGAAAGAATGTCAGCATTTACTGCCTATTCATAACCACAATTTCGATACTGACTTTTCCCTATTTAATACACAAAACGGTTACATCAATTTAAACAATGGCGAGTTATTAGACCATGATAAAAATAAATATTTTACTAAAATATCCAATATTGAATATACAGATAAAGCAGATTGTCCAAAGTGGGAGCAATTCTTAGATGATATCTTTCTAGGCAATCAAGAGTTGATTAAATTTATTCAACGTTGCATCGGCTACTCGTTATCAGGATATACCACAGAGCAAGTATTATTCGTTTTATATGGTAATGGTCGAAATGGTAAATCGGTATTTTTAGACGTTATTAATGAAGTATTTGGAGACTACTCAACGAATATTCAACCACAAGTGATTATGACATCGAAGTTAGGTAACAACGGTGGTCCTACGCCTGAATTGGCAAAATTAGATGGTGCGAGATTTGTTACCACAACAGAACCTAATGAGGGTGACAGATTCGACGAAGGATTGTTAAAACAGATTACCGGTGGTGACAGAATATCTGCTCGTAAATTGCACGAGAATAGTTTCGAATTTACACCTCAATTAAAACTATGGATGGCAACTAACCATAAACCATATGTGCGTGGTACTGACGAGGGCATTTGGAGACGATTTGTAATTATTCCATTTGCTAAACAAATACCACTGCATGAAGTAGATCGTGAGTTACCTCAAAAGTTAAAAGAAGAACTTCCTGCAATCATTAAATGGTGTGTTGATGGTTACCTTGAATGGCAACGTATCGGATTATCCGAACCTGAAATTGTTAGAGAGCAAAGAGATGAGTACAGAGCGGAAATGGATCCTATTGAAATGTTTTTAGAAGAATGTTGTGTCAGAAAAAATGAGATGACACGTATTAAAAGTAGTGTGTTATTTCAGGCTTACGATGATTGGGCGAAAGAAAATAATCAATACAGAATGACAAATACTAAATTTGGAATAGAAATGAAGAAAAAACTAAAGTGGTTAACTTCAAATGGTGTTCATTATTTAGGAGTTGAATTACTAAAAGAACATAATCCTAATTATTTCAAATTGAAGATGTAAGGGTTTAGGGGGAGTTTTGGAGGGGTTTAAGCAAAACCCTTCCAGTCCAAAAACCTTGATATATCAATACTTATACTACTTTTTATTACTTATTAGTAATAGTTGGAATAGTTATATAGAAAAGTAGTAACTAATAAAAATATATAGGTTTATATAATAAAAAAACTTCAAAAAGGGTTCCACCCTTACAAATGTCATCCAATACCTTGGGAGAGTAAGAACAAACCCTTACACATAACCATTGTAAGGTATTCCAAGTTTAATTTTATGGAGGTTTAAATGACCGAACAAGATATTCAGAACTTAATTCGAATAGCTGCATCTAAAGAAAATGTAATTTTCAGAGCGAATGTAGGAAAAGTTAGAACACAAGACGGTAGATTTTTTGATACAGGATTGCCTAAAGGTTTTAGTGATCTATTCGGATTTAGAAAAGATGGACAGATATTTTTTATAGAAGTTAAAAAGCCTGGTGGTCGTGTTCGTGATGACCAATACAAATTTATAGATGTGGTCAAACAAAACGGAGCATTGGCAGGTATAGCATACAGTGTAGAAGATGCACTGAAAATTATTGAGGGGGATTAATATGCGTACAGTATTAGCTTTACATCGAAATGGAGAGAAACCGACGCAATCGTCTGAAGATAAATATGACAAGTATCAAATGGAAATGGCGTATCAGAGATACAAAGCTAAGAAGAAAGAGAAGCCGTGGCTTGAAACGGTACCGCAGTCGGTGCCTGCAAGCAGGGCGTACTATGATTTATGCAGATTTGCAGGTGTGCCAGTAAAACAGAAAGAAATCAAAGGCCTTGAGGCTAAACCAAAAGAAATTAAACGTTATCCTGAAAAACCAAAAGAAATCAAAATACCTAAAATCCCTGGTGATCATTCACGTGAACTCATTATTAAAGGATACGTGGTATCGGTTAGACAGTTAGCTAAATTATTAAACATGCGTTACGAAGTTGTGAAAAGTAGATTGCGCAGTGGGGTAACTCCTGAAGCATTACTTGAGAAAAAGGGTGTGAAGTTATGAGAATTAAAGATTTAAAACTAAGAGATAAAGTCATCGCCTATGTGGATTACAACCACAAAGAAGATGGTATCAATGCCTATCCAATTCAAGGGTATGTGAGAGAGATGCCGAATAACAAACGATGGGCGAAGTTACATTGTGCGCATGGCATTGAAACAATTACAGATGAAGATGAATTTGAAGTATACAAAAGTGATTCAGTCCACCAGCCGCCACATTACACATACGGAGATATTGAAGTGATTGATTACATTGAGCAGGTCACTAAAGACTATCCTGCAGTAATGGCGTTTGCGATTGGCAATGCAATTAAATATATCAGCAGAGCGCAACACAAAAATGGCAAGGAAGATTTGGCGAAAGCTCGTTGGTATCTACAAAGGGCGTTTGATAATTGGGAGGATAAGCGATGAAACAAGTTTATTTAGGCGGTGGCATGTTAGATCTAGGTGACCAAATGCGACGTGAATACGAAAAAGCAGAATTGACTAAATTAGGTTACAAACTTTATGCACCACAAGACGACAAGGATATTAATGACAAACACAACGCTCATCAAGACGATTTAGCAGAACGTATTGTGCTAAACGACACGTTAGGAATGCAGAGTAGTCAAATCCTAATATTCGATTACCTACCACACAATCAAGGTACTATTTGTGAAATGGGATTTGTACAGCATATGCTTAAAGATTTATCAAGATTAAGTACGCCTATTTATGCAATACCTAAAGTATATGTGCAGTGTACAGACATTAGACAAGGTACAGGACATATTTCGAAAGAACAGGACAGACAAGAGTTCTCAATTAATCAATATGTGTATGGCGTGATTTTAGAAATTACAGAGGGCAGAGGGGTTCAGACATTCGATGAGATACTGGAGGATTTAAAGCGATGACCACGTTTCATTTATATAACAATGCAGGAGAAAAAGTTTTGGTAGTCCGTGAAACTTTCGGTGGTTACATTATGATTGGTTTACCGAAAAGACAGTATAGCCATATTGACGGTTACTATCCAATTAATGAATTCAACGACTTTAAAGCTAGACATAACCTAATGTACGCAGAGGAGTTAGGCAGTCAGATTAGCATATTTGATATGTAGGGGAAGGAGATGATGGAATGAGTGATTTTATTACATTAGAAAAAACTGATTGGTACAAAAAGTTAATTCAAGAATGTGACTCGTACAAACAAGAACGTGACACACTCATCGAAGACATCGCAAAGTTACGTGCAGAACGGGACGAGTATAAACAGAAAATTATTTTTATTTCTAACCAATATTCTACTGAAATTGAACAAGCATTGAATAACAAAGACTTAAATGAAAGTTTGTTCTTGCTAGAAAAATTAAAAATAGATTTAGATGAGGTGTTTAAGAATGACACTAGATAAACAATTATACATCTTTAAAGCACGTGTATTACGTGTGATTGACGGTGACACTTTGGAGATGCGCATTGATCTTGGCTTCCGCACACATACGGTACGCAAGGTTAGATTGCTGGGGGTGGATACGCCTGAACGTGGCGAGTCTGGTTATAACGAAGCAAAAGCATTCACGACTGGCACTGTGCTAGGTAAGGATGTGTACGTGCAGACGTATCAGGCTGATGCTTTTGGTAGATACCTAGCTGATGTGTGGTATCAAGAAGGCGACAACGAATATAGATTGAGTCATGAGTTGAGTAATAGAGGGTTAGTTGAGGAAGGTAGTAAATGGAATGAGGAGGACGAGTAGATGAACAATTTAACAGTAGATCAATTAAAAGAACTTTTACAACTTCAAAAAGAATTCGATAGCAGAATTCCGACACTTAATTTACAAGATAGCAAGATCGCATATGTTGTTGAATTCTTTGAGTGGTTTAACACATTGGAAACATTTAAGAATTGGAAAAAGAGACCGGGCAAGCCGTTAGATGTTCAGTTAGATGAATTGGCGGACATGTTGGCATTTGGATTGAGTATTACAAATCAAATTGTCGACATACAAGAAATAGAATTAGAGCGTGTGATAAATTGCGATGTAGCAATACCGAATAAGATTGACGAATATGACTATCAGCAGTTATTAGGCATATTAGATTGTGCAATAAGGTTGAACCGAACAGTATCATTAACATTTGCACTAGCACATAGATTCTATACAATCGACCAACTTATCGACGCTTACAAAAAGAAAATGGAGGTAAACCATGCCAGACAAGACGGGGAAGCAGACACAGACAAAGGGTACGTGTAAACCAGTTGACTCAAAGAAAAAACTTAAAAAAACAACGCTAAACACCAAATACATGTATGCAAAATGCCTGATTGGGCTTAACGAAAAGAAGAGGTATCAAAAAGTGGAGAAAAAGGGTTCGGGTCATCAGGATTCTAGTAAAGACGTACTGCAACGAATTAAGGAATTACTTAATAAGGAGTGATGGTAATGTTTAAGTTACCAGAAAAATATACAAAGGCAGTTAGAGATTATAAACAGAAATCTAAAGAGGATAAAGAAGAGTTTGATAAAGAGATAATAAAACTTGCAAGGGAAGAAAGTCCTTTAATGAGAAGTATGACTGATGAACAGATTGTGTATTGGTTCAGAAAAGTTGTAAATGCGGTAGATACTAGAACGGATAATAAGGAGTGATCATATGAAGTATTTAAGAGTGGTATTACACACGCTGGTAACGATTCTGATTTATGAAGGTGCTAAGGCATTGATGAATGATATGTACCTGCAAGATGAAGTTGATACGGAGGAATATTAGATGTGGTGGATTATATTGTTTGTGATATATACATTATTGCTACTAGGATTCATCACTGAAAACGCACAACTTAAAGGGAAATTAGAGGCTAGGGAATATGAAAAGCGAGTATTAGAAAGTAGATTAAGACACTTTGAGGGGGACGATTAATGCCATTAAGAAAATCGACTATTAATTATTTGGAAAGCGAACTACGCAATTATCCGTATATCGATAAAGATATTAATAGAGTGCGCGAAGAAGTATTACACCCGTGGCAACCTACTGATGAAAATATTGGTGGTGGACGTTCGAGTGAAAATGTAAGTGTTACGGAAATTAAAGCAACACGTGTTGTTAATGATAGACGGTTAGCTCAATTAGCAAGAGTGAAGATGGCTGTTGAGATAGTGTATGAGAATACAACAAATGAAGGTCGTAGGCTAATGGATTTATATTATTTTGCTAAACCAAGAAAATTTAATTTAACTGGTGTTGCTGATGAAATGCATATCGGCAAGACTATGGCCTATAGGTTGCGTAAGTGTATTTTAGAAAGCCTTGCTGACGAGTTAGGAATGATACATTAAATGCGGAAAAAACGCGGAAAAATAGCATCACTTTAGGGGTTATAATGTTAATGTGCTTAATATAAGCACTGCGATGACGACATTTTCCCTCCTTTCAAAATTGTGGTTTCATCTGTTTAGTGAAGTTGATTAGTAACTAAATTAGGCGTCCAGAGTAACTGGGCGTCTAACTTTATGCTGATATGAGTGTATGTATTTAGTAGTATATATTCATATGAGTGTAAAGCTCAAATAAAATAACAAAACATAATCAATTAGGCGCTGTTAACCCCTTTTCAGCGTCTTTTTTGGTATAATTACCACATAATAAAAGGGGGAGTTTTATGTATCATATATGCA